TTTCGTCACGCCGACCCCCACATATCTGTGAAAGTATCTGTATGGTGCGGAATCCACGCAGCCCTTCTAGGGGTTCTTTGCCGTAGGGAAATGACCTCTGTCTCAAGGCGCTTTTAACTTTGGGTAACCCACCGGCCTTATCCAACACTTCGTTGACAAGCATACAACTATACTTGTCATGATCGAAGAGGAAGCGTACCAACACAGGAAACTTAGGATGGAAACGACCTGATTCACACTGTTGCCACCACCGTATTGTGTCTAGGTAACCATTCCAGACACCTTTCTTAACGGGACGCTCATACGACATCATCCCATTTAATATGCGCATAAGGGGTCTCACTCCCACTGCAGCATTATTGACTATGTACTTAGTGGAATGAACATTCTGAAGATAGCGTACCGTGTCGCGCGATACTCCGCCTTTGTCACTGGAAATCTGCATTCCGAACATTCCCATGACAGCTTCAGTAATATCAGCTAGCTTCCATCTTGAGCCATACCTCACGACACCATCGTCGCCTTGACATGTTAGCCCATCGATACGTAGGCCGAGCGCATCTGCGACTGCATGATGCAAGATGATTTGGCAAAATGTATCCACGAGGTTAGTATCCCCGCTTCCAGACGGAACTCCGCCCTTCCTTCCAGTGGCTAAACCATTGGGAGTTTCCATTCTGATATTAAGAAAGCGTTCTTCCACCAAGTCGATGAGGTTGCGTGCCTCCGGTCCAAAAGCAAAACGAATAGCCTCAAACGCATATCGGATGAGTATCTCAGGAACTGTAGCGTCATACCCCGAGAAGTCAACCGAGAGGATATCCGACACAGGATTCTTCAGTAGACCAGTAATAACCTGATCAACCCGCTCGCTACTGGCCCAAGCCGCAAATTCAGGCCTTTTCCGTAACTCACGCAACAGTGGTCCCTGTATCATGAGTTCCAGTATAGTGAGCCAATGAGGGTATCCCCAGACAACTCGCTGTTTCGGCGTTTCTCCCAAACCCCTTGGTTGTCCACGCCAGTATAAAGTCGCTGGATCTTCCTTGTCATACGCTACGAAGTTATCCTCTGCCACTCCAGCTGCTATTGCAAACACAGCCGGCCGGTAACGTCTATCAGACGTAAAGAACGGGGCACCCAAATTTGTCCCCGTAGGCATCTCATCATAGCCTTGTTGTACGGTGTAAGGTTTCAAACCTTTCGGTATAATCCTTAGCAAAGCTTGAAAGCCACGGCGCAGAGAAGAAGAATCATCCACGTCCTCCTTTTGATTGAAGTAACGTTTCAGATCTGGAACACGCTCTGACCATGGAAGCACTATTGACCAAGGGCCGATCTTCTCAGCTTGCTCCATCTCAGCTTCATTTAACCAAGGATAACGGTCATCGAGTACCTGACCTAACAGTACATCCCTCCACCTGGCACGCCAGAAATCAGCGTCACCATCTGGGATAAGTGGAGTTGTCCAATCTGTACTGTCCCCAACAAGCACTCTACCGTTGTGTGCCTCAATCCGTGCTCGAGCGGATGGGTCTAGACCGTTCAAGTAGGGATCGAGAGGGTCGAATCTCAACACTTCATTAAGTCTCCTTTCTCCTCAGGGAAATCTTGAGGAGGCTACTCTTCCGAAGAAGGTAGAACCTCCCAGAGAAGGGGGTAATTCTTCAAATCGAGGGGAATTGAATGAACCTCTG